ATTACAATTATGCCTATGCCTGGAGTAGACAATACTCCTTCTGCTGCAATGGCTGAAGTTCAAGTAACCACTATGGAAAATCAAATAGAAAGTGTTACATCTTCTGTGATGACTGCATCGGAAGCAGACCAAGTAGCAGAACAAATTGTTTCTCAAAATATACAAGCTCAACAAGAAGAGAACCAAAGAAGTCAAAACGAATCAGGTGAATATAATGCGCAAGGACAAGCTAACCTTTTAGCTTTTATGGGTTATTCTTCGGGATTTAATGATTACCAACAAATGAATATACCAGATGGAGCTAACTGGTACGAACCAAAAATAATATATGCAAATGTTATTTTAGATGATAATATTGCCGGGTATTATAATTTAGTTGGAACTAACTTAGACCAACAAGCTAACTTAATACAAACACAAAATATGGAGTTTTTTAGATAGTGTCTGAAGAAGTTAAAGTAGTGGAAGTAGAAAGACGGTCTTGGTACAACAATCCCGAAGGTTTTGATAAATGGAGAATATTTCCTCGCATATTAATAACCTTGTACGGGGTTATGTTTTACAAAACTTGTGATTGGTTTATGACTTTACCTGATCCAACTAACTCACAATCAGCTTTTGTATCTGTAATTGTAGGTGCTGGAGCTGCATGGTTTGGTTTGTATATAGGAAAAAAATAGGAGGACAATATGAAAAATTTATTACCTAAACTTCAACAGTACATCACCATAGTAGGGGTGATCACGGCAATAGGCGGAGGTTTCTACACCTGGGGCCAGTTTAATTTGCGTCTTGATCAGATAGAAGTTAAAACTAAAAAAAGTGTTAATTTAGCTCCTATTAATGAAAGATTAGTGGTCTTGGAAGAAAAAGTTAATCAACTTGAAACCAAGAGTAATAATAATAAAAACCCATTAGCGCAATAGGAGATTAAAATGGCAAAAGATAAAAAATGGATTCAAAAAGCTGATTTAAAAGAAGGAGCTTTTACTAAAAAAGCAAAGAAAGCCGGTTATGGCGTTCAAACTTACGCAAGTAGAGTTTTAAAAAATCCTGAAAATTTTGACAAGAAAACTGTTCGTCAAGCACAATTAGCTAGAACATTTAAAAAGATGTCATCATAAAAGGAAATAAAGGAGGTCATTATGGCTGAAGAAAAGAAAATCAAGAAAATTAAGACAACCAAGAAAAAAGAAAAGAAAAAAGAAATTGATAAGTATGCTAGAGCTGGTTTTGTTCAAGCTACTAAATCTAAATAGGTTTACATAAATCTTTTTTTGGTTGACATTTGCATACAAATACCCACTTATGTAGTAGATGCACAGTGTTGAATTAGTACAATTTATTTTGAAGATCATAAGGGAAAGAGCTTCAGAATTATCAGATCAAATAACAACTGGATCTGTAGAAGATTGGAACATTTATCAAAACATTGTCGGTCAACTGCAATCACTAGGTTTTGTCGAGTCTGAAATCCAATCGTTAATGAATAGATTGGACGGAGAAGATGGCTAAAAAGAAAAAATTATTTGTACCCGATAAATATGCAGATGAAAAAGTAAAACCTATAACAGATGATATTGGTTATGAATCTGCTTTTGTAAAAGAAGAAGATAGGTTTTTAGATCCTAAAAAACTTAATGTAGATCTTAAACAAAGATTACCTAAACCAACTGGTTGGAGACTTATTGTTGTTCCATATCAAGGAAAAGCAAAAAGTGATGGAGGTATCTTTATTCCTGATAAAGTAAGAGAGCAAGAAGCTCTTGCGACTACCGTGTGTTATGTTCTAAGTACCGGTCCAGATTGTTACAAAGATAAAAATAAATTTCCAAATGGAGATTATTGTAAAGAAGGTGATTGGGTTCTTATTGCTCGATATGCCGGGACAAGAGTTAAGCTAGAAGATTTTGAAGTAAGAATTTTAAATGACGATGAAATTTTAGCAACAGTTCTAGAACCCAGTGATGTTAAAACTTATTAGGAGAAAAAAATGGAAGAAAACGAATTACCAGAAGAAGAAACTGTATCTTTAGAAAAACCAGAGCAAGAGGAAAACCCTAATGTTCCTGAAGTTATTGAGGCATCAGAAGAAGAAATAACTGAAAAAGAGCTAGAAAAGAAAAAAAGTAAAGCTCAAACTAGAATTAATGAATTAACACGTAGAAGGCGCGAAGCAGAGGAAAGAGAAAATTCTGCTCTTGAGTATGCCGAAGCAATGAAAAGAAAAGCTGAAACTTTAGAATCTAAACTACATCAAACAGATGCAGGTTATGGAGCAGAGTTTGAAGCTAGAGTTAAATCTCAGTCTGATCAAGCTGAAGCTGCTCTTCAAGAAGCTTTAGATTCCGGAGATTCTAAAAGAATTGCTGCGGCATCGCGTGCTATATCTCAGGTTGAGATTGAGAAAGAAAGGGCTAGACTTTATAAAAATCGTTTAGAACAGAGGAGAAAAACGCAAAAAACTCTTGCTGAAATTCCTAGAGAGGCACCTCAATCTCAGCCTGTAACCCAACCAGATCCAGATCCAAAAGCTGTCACATGGTCAGATAAAAATGAATGGTTTGGTGAAGATAAAAAATTAACCAGTGTAGCAATTGGTATTCATTCGGATTTAATTAACGAAGGTTTTGATGGATCTTCTGACGAATACTACGCTGAGTTAGATAACAGACTAGTACCTTGGTTAGGCGCTGGAGGTGTTGGAAATGGTAAAGTTGAAGAAACTGAAACTGTAAGTACAACCCCTAAATCACCTGTTGCATCAGTAACAAGTGGGAGATCAGTTGCAAAAAAACAAAAATCTGTTAAATTAACAAGGTCCGAGTTAGAAATTGCTAATAAACTTGGTGTACCTAAAGAAGAATACGCAAAAGAATTAGTAAAACTAGAACGGAATAGGAGATAAAAATGCCGAAAAAAGAACAAGAATTTACGGATGAGACTACAGCTAATGAAGCAGCTGATAGATCTTCACGGAATAAAGAAACAAGAGAAGCTTCAACTCGCCCAGTGCAATGGCGGCCACCTAATAAATTGCACGCCCCGGATGCTCCAGACGGATTTGTTCATCGTTGGATTCGAGCGGAAACACTAGGACAGGAAGATAAATCTAATGTCCATCGCCGAATGCAAGAAGGTTATGAACTTGTAAGAGCGGATGAGTATCCAGATTCTGATTTACCGGTAGCTGAAGGCAGATACGCGGGCATTATCGGAGTTGGAGGATTGCTATTAGCTCGGTTCCCAGAAGAATTAAGGCAACAGAGACAACAATATTATAGTGATAGATCTAACCAGCAAATGGAAGCTGTTGATAATGACTGGATGAAGGATTCAAATCCTTTAATGCCTAAAGAAAAGCCGGAAAGAAGAACACAAGTATCATTTGGTCAACCCAGAGTTGATAAATAATTAGTCAACTCTAAATTAAAAGGAGTTTAACTCATGGCAAATAAAGATGCCCCTTTTGGTTTGCGTCCAATTAGAATGATCGGCGGCGGTGATTTTACAGGCGGCCAAGACAGATTTAGTGTAGCTAGTAGCTATAATACCAGTTTATACCAAGGAGATCTCGTAGAGCCTCTCACTAACGGTACAATTGGTAGAAAAGCTGCTGGGGAAGCAGATCCCGTTCTTGGCGTATTTAACGGCTGTAGATATACAAATCCCACAACCGGCACACCTACTTGGGCCAATACCTATCAACAACCGATCGCAGCAAGTGACATTTACGCATTTGTAGTTTGTGATCCTAGTGTTGTTTATGAAGTACAAGCAGATGACACATTCCCAACAACTGATTTATTCGGCAATTTTGATATTGTTGATAATTCACCAGTTGGAGATACATCTTCTGGTATTTCACACGTAGAACTTGACGTCGCGACAGGCAATACCACTGCTACTCTTCCTTTGAAAGCCATTGGCATTTCAACGGATGCAGATAACAGTGATACAGCGTCTGCTAACACCAACGTGGTCGTTACTATTAACAATTCAGTGTTTTCTGGTGGCACTGACGGTCTAGCATAGGAGGTTAACATGGCTATATCACGCGCACAACTCGCAAAAGAACTAGAACCTGGCCTCAACGCTTTATTTGGACTTGAATATGCCAAATATGGTGACGAATCTCGGGAGATTTTTGAAACAGAATCTTCTGACAGAGCATTTGAAGAAGAAGTAATGCTCGTTGGATTCGGTAATGCTGCAGAAAAAGCAGAAGGCGCAGGCGTACAATACGACTCAGCTTCAGAAGCTTATACTTCTCGTTATACACATGAGACAATTGCTCTTGCATTTGCTCTAACGGAAGAAGCTGTTGAAGATAACTTGTATGATCGTCTGGCAACTCGCTATACTAAAGCACTAGCTAGGTCAATGAATCACACTAAACAGGTTAAAGCAGCTAATGTTCTAAACAATGGTTTTAACAATAACTTCACTGGTGGTGATGGTGTTGAGCTTTTCTCAACTGCACATCCACTAGCATATGGAGGAACATTTGCTAACGAACCTACTACAGATGCCGATTTAAATGAAGCTTCTCTAGAAAATGCACTAATTGATATTAGTAATTTTGTAGACGAAAGAAATTTAATCGTTGCTCTTAACGGAAGAAAACTTGTTGTTCCGTCACAACTAAGATTTGTTGCTGACAGAATACTTGAATCTACTCTTAGAGTAGGTACTGCTGATAACGATATTAACGCTATCAGAAACACAAGTGCTGTTCCTGAAGGATATGTAGTAAATCACTTCTTAACTGATCCGGATGCATGGTTTGTATTAACCGATGCTCCTAATGGTCTGAAACACTTTGAAAGAAGCCCATTAAGAACAGCAATGGAAGGTGACTTCAACACAGGAAACATGAGATACAAAGCTAGAGAAAGATACAGCTTTGGATGGTCTGATCCTAGAGGAATTTATGGTTCAAAAGGCGCTTAGTCTTTTTTAAATTTCTGAGAAAAGGGTAGATTCTGTCTACCCTTTTTTTTTGTCTATTGCATTCTCTCTAAAATCTTTATATTATAAGGAATCTTTGACGAACATGGTGTTCGACAGGCTACTCAACTGACAAGGAGAAAAACAATGGGTACAACAACTTTTAGTGGGCCAATTAAAGCAGGCCCAATCTCAAACACTACTGGAACAACAGTTGGCACTGATGTTGCTGATGTAGGCTATGTAACTATGGCTCAATCAGCAGTTCCAAATATTACTGGTGCAAGTCAACTTAATCAAAGAATGGCAGTTATACCTGCTAATTCACAGATTATTGATGTTATCTTAAACGTAACAACAGCTGGTGATGATACTGGAGCCGCTACTATTTCTGTAGGAACTGCAGCAGAT